AAGCCTGTAGATGCAATGACAGAAGAACAGGCAATAGAGTACCTAATTATGAAAGACATACCACAGCATGTATGGAGAGATTACGACAAGGCAAATAAACCACGGATGGTTATTTGTACTAAGTCACAGTTACCAAGCACAAGAGTGTGGCGAAATGCTTGGAGAATAAATGAAGACATAACCACAAATAACGAAGAAGCTGCTTAAAGGAGAAACCAATGGCAACAACTAATATCGTAGACAAGGATGGCAACAGTATTGATGCTTCAACTGCCACTGTTCCATCCGACAGGCACTTTAGAGGTGCATGGACATTATCAGGTACAACTATATCTGAAGACTTAGCAACAGCTAAAGACATATTCAAGGATAAGATAAGGGAAGTGAGAAAGCCTTTACTTGATGCTGAAGATGTAATTTACATGAAGGCACTAGAAGCTGATGATGCAGATGCTAAAGCTGCAAGTGTAACTAAGAAGAACTCTCTTAGAGATGCACCTGCTGCAAGTGCAATAGCAGATGCTACAACAATAGCTGAGCTCAAAGCTGCATGGGATGCTGATTTGTTGGGTGACAGTCCATACGCTTAATCCATTTCTATTATAAATAGAATAAAATAAAGGATTAAACTATGGCTACTCCTACATCAAGAGCAACACTCATAGATTATTGTAAAAGGCGTTTGGGCGAACCAGTTATCGAAGTCAATGTTGATGAAGATCAACTGGAAGATCGTCTAGACGAAGCGCTACAGTATTACCGTGAGTTTCATTCTGATGCCACAATTAGAACATACCTCAAGCATCAGATAACAGCCGATGACGTGACAAATGAGTATATCACTTTAGCGAGTAATATATTATTTGTTTCTAAGATGTTTCCGCTTACAAGTTCTTTTAACAATTCAAGAAACTTTTTTGACATCAAGTATCAAATGATGTTAAATGACATAGCTGACTTAATGAATTTTGCTGGCGATTTAGCTTACTATGAGCAAATGCAACAATACTTATCTTTATTAGACATGAAATTAAATGGCACGCCACAGGTTCAGTTTTCAAGAAAGCAGAATAGGTTGTATATCTTTGGCGATTTTGCGGATGGAGATATTAAAGAAGGTGATTATATAGTCGCAGAAGTTTACACTGAAATAAATGAAAATACTCATACTTCTATTTTTAATGATATGTTTATTAAAGAATACACGACTGCTTTGATTAAACAACAATGGGGACAAAATTTAATTAAGTTTGAAGGCATGCAACTACCAGGAGGAGTCATCTTAAACGGAAGACAAATATATGATGATGCAACTGCAGAGATCGCAACTCTCAGAGAAAACTTGAGATTAGAACACGAATTTCCACCCGACTTTTTCGTAGGATGATATGGCAACTAATTTATATTTTAGTCAGAAGGTAAAGTCAGAACAAAACCTGTACGAAGATATTGTAATAGAATCTCTTAAAATGTACGGGCAAGACGTGTACTATATGCCAAGAGACACTGTCAACGAAGATACTATACTTGGTGATGATCCAGAATCAAGTTTCAATTCATCTCACGTCATAGAAATGTATATCGAAAATACAGAAGGCTTTGAAGGTGAAGGAGATCTCTTTACGAGATTTGGTGTAGAAATACGTGATGAAGCTACATTTGTTGTTTCGCGAAAAAGATGGGAACAAACTGTACAAAGGTATGATAATGAAATAACAAGCACAAGGCCTTCAGAAGGTGACTTAATATACTTACCACTTTCAAAATCACTTTTTCAAATATCTCACGTGGAACATGAACAACCATTTTATCAATTAAGTAATTTACCAGTATATAAATTAAGATGTCAGTTATTCGAATACACTGGAGAAGATTTAGATACTGGTGTAGATGCGATCGATGAAATTGAAAGAAAGTACGCATACAAATATGTTCTTTCTCTCACAAATACACGTGATAGTGCAGAAGCAAGTGTAACTGTTGTGGGTGGCCAACTTTCAACCGTTACAATTGTAGATAGTGGTAATAACTATTTTACTGCACCACAAGTGTTAATTTCAGATTCAACTGGTGTTGGTGGAGCTGTCGTTTCAACGATTGATAGTAATAGCGGTGAGATTAATAGTCTTATAATCACTAATCCGGGTACGGGATACACAAGCAGTCCGACTATCACATTCACTTCACCAGCACCGACACAATTTGCAGTTGGTGAAACGATTATAAGCCCGAGTGGTGATACATTGATGAGAGCTGAAGTTGCTAAATATTCAGACTCAGATAATAAAGTTCATTTAATACATGCGGGTGCAGATGATGGCAAATACCACACATTCACTACGGGCAAGAGAGTTGTAGGATTGACGTCCGGTGCAGGTGGTGTTATTAATTTAGTAGTTGAAGATAATCAATTATCAAAGAATGAACAAAACACTGATTTCTCAACTGGTACAGATTTTATTGACTTTACAGAAACAAACCCATTTGGAGATGCGAGTAACAATTAATGTTTGGTAGTTATTTTTATCACGAAAAAACTAAAAAGGCTGTTGCTTTGTTCGGCAGACTGTTTAATAACATATATGTTATTCGTAAGAATTCATCTGGTAATGTGATAAGTCAAATTAAAGTTCCTTTGTCTTACGCTCCAAAACAAAAGTACTTAGAAAGAATTAGAGAAAATCCAAATTTAAACGATGATACTCAAGTTGCAATAAAATTGCCGAGAATGTCTTTTGAAATAACATCTATTGCATATGATGCAACCAGACAATTAGCAAAATTATCTACATTTAATACTACAGCATCAGATGCAAATGCCAATAAAAGACAAAAGTTTTTTACGCCAGTTCCTTATTCAATAAATTTTCAATTGAATGCATATGCTAAATCTCAAGATGACGCATTACAAATAGTAGAACAAATATTACCTACATTTAATCCTCAATACTCATTGACAATAAAACCTTTTTTAAGTCAATATCCTGATTTAGTAGAAGATATACCTATTATAATTCAAGGTGTTTCTTTTTCTGATGACTTTGAGGGTGCAATGGAGCAGAGAAGAACAATAATTTACAGCTTGGACTTTGAGATGAAGATAAGTTATCATGGTCCAATCGCTGACACCAATGTCATTCGCAGTAGTGTTGCATCAGTGTTCAATATGGATGCAGGACTTAAAGATTCTGACATTGGTCTTCAAACAATAACAGTAACACCTAATCCTACAAGTATAATTGGTTTAGCTGATAGTGATTTTGGTTTTACGACAACAGTAGTGGATAGCGCATAATGTATGAATATAGATGTAAAGTAGTAAGAGTAATTGATGGTGATACCGTAGATGTTGACATAGACTTAGGATTCGGTGTTTGGATGCATAAAGAGCGTGTGAGAATGTTCGGTATAGACACTCCAGAATCGAGAACTCGAGATCTAGAAGAAAAGAAATATGGATTAGCCGCTAAAAAGTTTTTAACTAAGATGTTGGATGATGAAGGTGGTATCATACTTAAGACACATAAAGATCAAACCGGTAAGTTTGGAAGAATATTAGGCGAATTATGGAGAACAACAAACTATGCTGATCAGTCTATAAATAATTATATGATTGATAAACATCATGCAGTGATGTACTTAGGACAATCGAAAGATGATATTCAAGAACAACATATTAAAAACCGTGAGTTAGTGAATTTAGATGAGTGATAAAAAAGATATGGAGAAATTTTTTCCGCCTGAAGAGAAAAATATTGATAATGATTACAAGTATTCAAGAGATACATACTACGAATTGGTAGAAAAAGGAAAGCAAAGTCTTGAACTTATGATTGAAGTTGCTCGAGAAAGTGAGCATCCAAGAGCATTTGAAGTTTTATCTGGTATGATTAAAAACATATCTGATGTTAATGATAGACTTATGGATCTAAATAAAAAGAAAAAAGATTTAGACAAAAAAGAAGAAATCAAAAATATTGCTAACACTACGAATAATTTATTTGTTGGGTCAACTTCTGAATTACAAAAAATATTAAAGAATGATACGGACCTAGTGAATGTCACGCCAAAATCAAAATGAAAATTATTTAGGTAATCCTAATATTAAAAAAGATGGCATCGTTCAAAATTGGACGGAAGAGCAAGTGCGGGAATATGCGAAATGCATGAAAAGTCCAGTGTACTTTGTAGAAAAATATGCTAAGATTATTTCATTAGATAAAGGTTTAGTGCCTTTTGAATTATATCCTTACCAAGCTAAAATGTTTAATCAATTTCAGAACAATCGTTTTAATGTGGTTTTAGCGTGTCGTCAATCAGGAAAATCGATATCAGCGTGTGGTTATTTGTTATGGTTTGCTTTGTTTCAACCTGAAAAAACAATAGCGGTATTAGCCAACAAAGGCGCAACAGCTCGAGAAATGCTAGCAAGAATAACTATCATGCTTGAAAACATTCCTTTCTTTTTGCAGCCCGGCTGTAAAGCTTTGAATAAATCTAATATTGATTTCAGTAATAACAGTAGAATTATTGCAGCTGCGACATCTGGTCAATCAATAAGAGGTTTATCAGTCAATTTATTGTACTTAGATGAATTTGCATTTGTTGAAAGAGCTGCAGAATTTTACACGTCTACATATCCTGTTATATCATCTGGTACTGATACTAAAATCATAGTTACGTCTACCGCGAATGGTATAGGTAATACTTTTCATAAGATATGGGAAGGTGCTGTTCAAGGTGTAAATGAATATAGTTACTTTAGAGTAGATTGGCATGACGTACCCGGCCGAGATGAGAAATGGAAAGAGGAAACTATAAACAATACTTCTCAAATACAATTTGATCAAGAATTCGGTAATACATTTTTCGGAACAGGTGATACACTTATAAACGCACAAACACTATTAGATTTAAGAGCATCTCAGCCTATACGTCAATTAGAGAGTGGGGATATATTAATATATAAAGAGCCTATAAAAAATCACGATTACATTCTAGTAGCAGATGTATCAAAGGGAAGAGGACAGGACTACTCATCTTTTTCTTTAATCGATATTAGCGCTCGCCCGTTTGAACAGGTTGCTGTGTACCGCAATAACACTATATCTCCATTACTCTTCCCTAATATTATATATAAGTATGCTAATGTTTATAACAAAGCTTATTGCATTATTGAATCAAATGATCAAGGTGGCGTGGTATGTAATGGATTATATTATGATTTGGAATATGAAAATATGCACGTTGAATCTGCGGTTAAAGCTAATGCAGTGGGTATAGAAATTAATAGAAAATCAAAGCGATTAGGTTGTAGTGCATTAAAGGATTTGTTAGAAAATAATAAACTTAAAGTGGTAGATGAACAAACTATATTAGAAATATCCACATTTGAAGCAAAGGGACAAACATTTCAAGCGTCTGTTGGAAATCATGATGATTTAGTTATGAATTTAGTTTTATTTGGATATTTTGTTTCTTCTGCGTATTTTTCGAATCTAACTGATTTAAATCTCAAAGACATAATATTTAATCAAAAAATGAAAGAAATCAATGAAGATATTGTTCCATTTGGTTTTATAGACGATGGATCTGACTTTATACAAAAGATTGAGTCTAAAGACGATCCCTGGCAGATAGAATATGATAGAGATCTGTAATATTATAAATAACATATAATTGAACAATCGTATTATGAAACTTGTAATTAAACATAAGGAATAATTAAATGGCACTATTTTCACCATCGGAATCACCCGCGGTTGTTGTCAAAGAAATAGACCTGACTGGAGGAGTGCCTAATGTCCAGTCAACTACCGGCGCAATCGTAGGAAACTTTAGATGGGGTCCCGCGGAAAAAAGAACTTTAATAGCTAATGAAACAGAATTAGTTGAAAAGTTTGCTGCACCGGACTCTGACACGACAATAGATTTTCACTCTGCATCATACTTCTTACGCTATTCAAGTGCACTTCAAGTTGTAAGAGCTATAGATGCAAACGCAGATAACGCAATATCAATTTCATCTGACTCTGCAGGAGCATCACTTACTGCTGCTGTTGTAAAGAATGAAGATGATTTTGCTACACAGACAGCAACATTAACAGGAGCTGGGCATACATTTATAGGTAGGTACCCTGGTTCTTTAGGCAACGATCTTCAAGTTCAAATGTGTTTTGCAGATGATAGCGCATTTTCACAATGGACATACAAAGGAGAGTTTGATGCTAGACCAGCAACATCAAATTATTTAACAAACAGAAATGGCTCTAATGATGAAGTACACGCTGTTGTTGTTGATAAAGATGGAAAATTTACAGGCACCAAAGGCAGTGTGCTTGAAAGATATTCATTCTTATCTTTAGCAAAAGATGCAAAAGCTGAAGATGGAACTTCAATATACGTTAAAGATGTAATCAATGAAAGATCAGATTACGTATTCATGGCAGGATTTGATTCAGCCGTAGTTGCAAACGTCACAACAGCTGGTAGATTTTCACTAGACAGTGGAGATGATTTCTTATCAACTGGAAGTGGTTTATTCAATAAGCCATTTGTTTTCAACTTTAGTGGAGGAAGTAACTCTAATCCATTAACTACATCTGAATTTGCAACAGGGTACGATTTATTTGAAGACAAGGATCAAGTAGAAATTGATTTTTTAATCGCACCAAGTATGGTAACTACTGCAGATCAAACAACAGTGGTTAATGATTTAATATCAACTGCACAAAGTTTGAGAAAAGACTGTGTAGTGGTAGCATCACCTGCAAGAGACGAGGTGGTAGGTTTAACCTCTGCTTCAGACATTGTAACAAACGTGGTTGCAACTGCTGATACATTTACTAAATCATCGTATTTATTTAACGACGGCAATTTCTTAAAAGTGTATGATAAATTCAATGATCAATTTATCAATATACCGGCAGCATCTTCAACAGCTGGACTTATGGCAGCGACTGACATAAATAGAGCAGCATGGTTTTCACCTGCAGGTTCTAGACGCGGTCAATACCTTGGCATAACTGCATTGGCATATACACCAACAAAGGGTCAAAGAGACACTTTATATAAAGCAAGTGTAAATCCAATTGCAAACATACCGGGAGCTGGTGTAATACTATTCGGCGATAAAACAGGATTAAGAAGAGCTTCTGCATTTGATAGAATCAATGTAAGAAGATTATTCTTAATACTCGAAAGAGCAATTGCGAGAGCAGCTGAACAAGTACTCTTTGAATTCAACGATGAATTTACAAGAGCAGAATTTGTCAACATCATCGAACCAGTGCTTAGAGAAGTAAAAGGTAGACGAGGTATCACAGACTTTAGAGTTGTAGCCGATGAGACTAACAACACTGCAGCTGTGATTGATAGAAACGAATTTAAAGCAGACATATTCATTAAGCCTGCACGTTCTATCAACTACGTTACACTGAACTTTGTAGCTGTGAGAACTGGCGTTGACTTCCAAGAAGTCGTCGGCACAGTTTAAGGAGGTAAAAGATGGCAGTACTAGGCGTAGATGATTTTAAATCAAAGTTAAGAGGAGGCGGGGCAAGACCTAACCTCTTCAAAGCTACAATCAACTTTCCAGGATATGCAAATGGTGATCCAGAATTGACCTCTTTCTTATGTGAAACAGCTCAGTTACCCGGATCAACACTTGGCCAGATAATTGTACCATTTAGAGGTAGACAATTAAAAATGGCTGGTGATAGAACATTTGATGTATGGACAGTAACTATAATCAACGACACGGATTTTGCAATAAGAAATTCAATGGAAAGATGGATGAACGGTATGAATGCACATAGTGCTAATACTGGTCTTACAACTCCTATTGCTTATGAAGCAGATCTCTTTGTTGAGCAACTCGACCGGTCAGGTGAAACACTTAAAAAGTACACGTTCAGAGGATCATATCCACAAGATATGTCTCCAATCGATTTGAACTATGGTACAAATGATGAAATCGAAAGATTTACAATTACATTTGCTTACCAGTACTATGAAACTGACACTACAAGTTAAGTTATAAATATTAGGAGAGCTTAACGGCTCTCCTAACTTAAAGGAATTATTATGGCAGATGGCACACTAAAATTATTTGGTTTTGAAATAACGAGGACAAAGGACAAGAAAGCAATTAAGTCTATCGTTCCGCCTCGTGACGACGATGGTGCAGGATACGTTACTTCACCTACACATGCAGCGCATTACGGTCACTATATTAATATGGAAGGCGACGATTCGAAAGATAACGTACAATTGATATTAAAGTACCGTGGATCGGCTATGCATCCAGAAGCTGATGCTGCTATAGAAGATATTGTAAATGAGGCAATCACATCAAATGATATGAAGCCATCTATAACTCTCAATTTAGATAGAGTTCCAGTGAGTTCTTCTATTAAAAAGCAAATGCTCGAAGAGTTTGACAACATATACAATATGTTAAATTTTAAAGAATTAGGACACGATCTTTTTAGAAGATGGTATGTTGATGGAAGATTATATCATCATTTAGTAGTTGATGAAAGCAACCTATCTGCTGGAATCCAAGAAATACGATATATTGATGCTGCTAAGATTAGAAAAGTAAAACAAATTCAAAAAAAGAAAGATCCTAAAACAGGTGCACCTTTAGTCGAAAAGGTTGATGAGTTTTACGTTTATCAAGAAAAACCAGGAAATCAACAAAGTGCTATCAAACTAACTGAAGACTCAGTGAGTTACTGCACTTCAGGCTTATTAGATGAACATAGAAAGAAAGTTGTTTCATTTTTACATAAAGCTTTAAAGCCAATTACACAATTAAGAATGATGGAAGATTCTCTTGTAATTTATAGATTAGCAAGAGCACCTGAAAGAAGAATGTTTTATATTGATGTGGGTAACTTACCGAGAGGTAAAGCCGAGCAATATATGAAAGACATTATGGCTAAGTATAGAAATAAATTAGTATACGATGCTAAGACTGGTGAGATAAGAGACGACAGAAAACACATGTCAATGCTGGAAGATTTTTGGTTACCACGTAGAGAAGGTGGACGAGGTACAGAAATATCTACATTGCCGGGTGGAGAAAACTTAGGTCAAATAGAAGATATTATATATTTTCAGAAAAGATTGTATAGATCTTTAAATGTTCCGTTGAATAGATTAGAACAAGAACAACAGTTTTCTTTAGGAAGAGCAACTGAAATAAGCCGAGACGAATTAAAATTTCAAAAGTTTATTGATAGACTTAGAAATAGATTTTCTACTTTCTTTTATGATGTATTGAAAAAACAACTTCTATTAAAGAATATCATCACCGAAGAAGATTGGATGAAATGGAAAAATGAAGTCAATCTCGATTTTACTCGTGATAATCATTTTTCAGAATTAAAAGAAGCAGAATTGCTTAGAGAGAAAATACAAACACTCGATCAAATACAAAACTATGTAGGTGAATATTTCTCTAAGCAATGGGTGCAAAAGAATATTCTTCTTTTTGATGATGATGAAATCGAAAGAATGGATAATGAAATAGCTGCAAATCAGCAGCAAGAACCAGAAGATGACCAAGGAGCAATATAATGTCTGAAGAAACTACAAATGATGTGAATACGATTGATGATTTAATTAAACATTCACTAGCACAAGATTACAATAAAGCTAATGAAGTATTTGGTAATGTGATGACTACTAAATTAACAGATTTATTAGATCAACAAAAAGTAAAAATAGCTGGCCAGATTTATAATGGTGATCCTGAAGATGAAGAAGATCCATTGAGTGATGAGGATTTCGAACAGGATGAAGAAGACACCGATGATGAAAGTGAAGATGAAGAAATTGAAGACGAAGAAGATGATACTTAAAACTCAGCTGTGTAAAACTTAAATTGTATAAATATAGTTAACATGAAAACATTTACAGAATTACGAGAATTAACCGGTAGAAAACCAGAAGGTCAAATGGTCTTTAATAAAACAATTAAAGGCATTAAGACTATGGTGCATAAAGAAAGAAATGGTTTTGTTTCTTATATAGATGGTGATAGACTTGATGTATATAAAACACAAAAGGAAGCAGAAAAAGCTATAGCCGAATTTATGAAACAATATAAGTAGGTAAAAACATGAAACTAATATCAGAATTTGTTGAAAACGATATAAACTTCTTAATCGAAGCAGACAAAAAAACTGGAAAGAAAAACTATAAAATACAAGGTATTTTTGCGCAAGCAGAAAAAAAGAATCGTAACGGTCGTATATATCCAATGCCTGTGATGGAAAAAGCATTAGGCAAATATAATGTTGATCAGGTGAGCAAAGGGAGAGCAGTTGGAGAACTAAATCACCCTGAAGGTCCGACCGTTAATTTAGATAAGGTTTCTCACAAAATCAATAAACTTGAATTTCAAGGTGATGATATTGTGGGTGAAGCAACGATACTAGACACTCCTATGGGTCAAATCGTAAAAGGTTTACTTGATGGCAATGTCCAGTTCGGTGTATCGACTCGTGGTATGGGAAGTTTGAGCCAGCGTAATGACACAATGGTCGTCAATGACGATTATATTCTTAACGCAGTAGATATTGTGCAAGATCCATCTGCTCCTGGAGCTTTCGTTAATGGGATAATGGAAGGCGTAGAATGGGTTTGGAATAATGGCATTATAGAAGCGCAAACAATTGAAAGAATGGAGACTGAAATTAAAAAAGCTCCACGTGCTAATCTCTATGAGACTCAAGTTCGTGAGTTCAAGAATTTCCTCTCGTTAATTAAATCAAAATAAGGAGTCAAATAATGACTGATAAAGAAATAGTAGAAAATCAGGATCAGGATGTAGAACTCCATGAAGACGAGAACGAAATCATGGAAGCTCAAGCTCACGATCCTAAGAATGCTGAAGCTCAGTCAATAGCTGCTACTGATAAAGCAGGTGATGCTACTGGAAGCGCTCCAAAGCGTAAAGGTGACAACACTAAACAAGATCCAATGCCAAAAACTAAAGCAGGTTTAATTGCTGCTATGGTTGGCAAGCTTCAAGGTAAGAATAAGCAACAATTAGCTGCTATGTATCAAGAAGGTACGTTTGCAGATGATTTAGCTATTGCTGAAGAAGCTGAAGAGGAAATCAGAGATCAAGTTAAAGTCGAAGTTGACTTTAAAGATGATTTAGGTGCTCTTGTTAATGAAGAAGCAACGCTATCAGATGAGTTTAAGCAGAAAGCTGAAACTATTTTCGAAGCTGCAATCAATTCAAAAGTAAATGCTGAGATTGACAGATTAGAAGAAAAGTACAACGAAGAATTAGCTGAAGAAGTAGCTACTACTAAAGCTGATCTCGTAGAGAAGGTAGACAACTATTTAAACTACGTAGTTGAAAACTGGATGGAAGAAAATAAATTAGCTATTCAGAATGGTTTAAGAACTGAGATTGCTGAAGATTTTATGAATAAGATGAAAGATCTTTTCACAGAATCTTATATCACAGTGCCAGAAGAAAAAGTTGATTTAGTTGACGATTTAGCAAATCAAGTTGAAGAGTTAGAGGCAACTATTAACGAATCAACTCAGAAAGCTATCGATATGGCAGTTGAGTTAGAAGGCTATAAAAGAGAAGCTATCATAAGAGAAGCTACTAAAGGCTTAGCTGAAACTCAAGTGGAAAAACTTAAGTCATTAGCAGAAAACGTAGATTTCGATGATGAAGAAACTTTCACACAGAAAGTGACTCAGCTGAAGGAATCATATTTTGCGAAAGCTACAAAATCCCAGGATGATAAGATCGAAGAAGAAGATGCTCCAGTAGTAACAGCTTCTGATTCAATGACATCATACCTTAATGCAATCAAGAAAACTCAAATTAAATAGGAGAGCAAGATATGAACGCAGTATCTTACGATAAGTTAATCGAAAAATGGTCTCCAGTTCTAACTGAAGAATCAGCTGGAGCTATTAAAGACCATCATAGAAAAGCCGTTACAGCTGCAGTGCTCGAGAATCAGGAAATCGCTTTAAGAGAAGAAGGCCTGATGAACGAAGCTGCACCTACAAATTCAACATCTGCG